GCCGAGGCCAAAGCCCCGGTCTTTTAAAATAATAGTGCTTACTTCATTAACATAAAGTTATTAGCACCTTGAGTAATTAAACATCTTTCAGTTAACATATGTACTTGCATTGCATCTAAAGCAGATGTAGCAGCTCCAACCGAACCAGTAGTCCAAGTTTTCATTCTTCTATCATCAGTTTGAGAAGCTCTATAACGTACGTGTAAGAAAGGACGTTTCATGCTAGCTCCAACAGTTTGATCGTAAACTGAAGAAGTACCAGCAGGAATCATAACCCCTCTAATAGCGTTAGTTGCGTTAGCAGTGTTTATACCACCTCTTGTAGCTTTGTCATTTAAGTATCTGAAATCAGACTTGTAGAAGTCATAAGAACCTCTTCTAAATCCAGAAAAACCTAAATTAAGTGCCATATCTTCAGAGTTGTTAAATACACCGTAAGATGTACCACCAGCTCCATAAGAGTTCATTGCAGCTAACATATCATCAATAGCTAAGCTAGTTGATCTATTAACAAACATCATGTACTCTTCAATAGCTCCTTGCTTATCAAACTCAGCAAGTATTGCGTCAAACTCAGCTAAATCAGTAGAAGGGTTAACACCAGTAACACCAGTAGTAACGTTACCTCTTGATTCAACGGCAGCAAATAAACCTTGAGTACCGAATTTATCACCATCAGAAGTTAAGAAACTATCTACTAAAAGTTCAACACCTGAATCAGAGTCGTTATTAGTTTCACCTTCTAACATTGCCATTTCAATATAATCAGTAAAACGAGCTCTTGTGTCAGCTTCAGCTTTTAAATACCATAAGTATCCAGAAGCACCACCTTCAGAAGAAACTTCAACCCAACCAATTCTAGAAGCATCAGATCCTGAAACCTCGTAATAATCTTTCATTATAATTGGCTTGTTGTTGTAAGACTTGAATCTTGGCTCATTAGCACCTCTTTGGTCAGTAGCAGTAGAACCATCAGCAGCTATATAGTTTTTACCTTTTGCATACTCAGAACCATAAACTAATATAGTAGTATCTTGAGTACCGTTTTCAGTAGTAAAACCAGCAGCTTCTAAAGTAATAAAGTTATAAGGAGAAACTGTAATAACAGCGTTTGCAACTTCTATAACTAAACATTTTGTTACAGCTTCAGAGTTTGCAACGATAACCGTATCGTTAACTCTAATACCGTGACTAGCTATATCAGTAGTAACACCATCAATATCAGCTTCAATAGTAATGTCACCACCACCTGTAGCATCTTTATCTTCAATGTGTCCTTTATAAGATAAGTGTAAACGACCTTGCTCAGACCAAACAACTTGGTCAGCAGTCATCGCTTCTTCAGCTCCAACTTGTGAAAGAAATCCTGATATAGTTCTCGGTCCGAAAACTTCAGCTTCTTTTTCCATTAGATCTGGTACATATTGTTGCGCCCAGCCTTGATTTGCTGTAGACGCTAAGTCTAGATAGTTGTCAGCTAACGTGTATTTCCTTGCGGAAGGCACGCTATTTAACAAACCACCAGGATTTGAAATTGCCATAATTTTAAATTTTTAAATTGTTATTTATTGTTTTTAATTTTAAACTTAAAATCAGAAGAGTTATCACCTAAAACTTTTACTTTTATTCCACCAGCTTCAACAGTTCCATGACTTTGTCTTGGATTCATATTAATATTTTTAGCTTTAGCTACACTATCTTTCATAGCATCAGCTTTACCTTGTTCATAAAAGTGCTTTGCAATAGCGTCAGCATTCATTGCTGTAAATAATGACTTATGGTAACCTTTAGCATCTTTTAGCATATTATTTTTATCTAAAAACTTTTTAGTAAAATTATTAATATCACTTTGAGTTGCTTTTACTTCATTAGCATCTTTTACATTGAACCTATATTTTTTATCACCGACATTGTATTCAAAACCTTTGAACTTGTCGTTAAAAACTTTATCAGTTTTTTGTGTAAAAATTTCAGTACTTTGCTTTGCTATTTTTTGAGTTTCTTCTGACTCTTTGTTATATCTATTAAAGAAATCCATAGCTTTTTGTTGTTCAGGCGTAAGCTTTGAACCAGCTTTAATTTCTTCATAGTATTTAGACTTTTGCCCGTCTAAGTGGCTTCTAGCGCTGGCAACTTGCTCTTTTAACGCTAGTTTTTTTCTTCGTATATCTCTTTCTTCGTCAACTTCTTCGTCGTAAGAGAACGAGTCTTCCATAAGGAAGTTAATTTCTTCATTAGTTAAATGTGGTTTTGTTTGTCTATAGTACTCATACAAAACATCGTCATCGTTTAACTTGCTGTAATCTTGATTAAGCTTTACATAATCATTAATGTCTCCACCTGTTTCTTCCATAAAGTCTACAAGTTTTTGTATGTTTTCTGGAAGTGGTTTGCCAGTAGCTTCAGCTTCGGCTATTGCTTCTTCAACTTGCTCTGTTACTTCTTCTACTTCTTCTACTTCTTCGCTTGTTATTTCCTCAATAACGGGTGTGTCATCTTGAACCTTGTTGGAGCTTTCTTCTCCGGTAGGTTCTTCATTTTTTGCTTTGATGTTTTCTTCACGTACTTCTTCGCTAGTCTCGGATTCGTCGCGAACAGGTACCTCATCTGTGCTTTGCTTTCCAGTGGCATCTTCTTCTTTTTTTGGTGGGTTGTCTAAATTTACTCTAATAATATTGTCATCTTCTTGTGTGTTGCTAACTTTTACTTTAGTGACATTATCTTGCGTAGTTTCTTCAACTACGTTTTCATTTTTTTCTTCCATAATATAATATAATAATAATTAATAAATTTTATCTAGGGTTAAAACTACCTAAATCAAAGTTGCCGCTAAGTATATCATTACCTGCAGACTCAAAGTTTTTAGGTGGTTTACCTGTTTTTCTTTGATCAATCATCTCGCTTTGTTGTGATGCTTGAATTTTTGTTCTTTCATCTTTACGATCTTCTTTTTCTTTTTCTCTATTTTTTAAGTTTTGCATGTCTGCACCTTTTAACTGCATGTTATACTGAAACTCTAAAGCCATTAGTTCTTTTTTAATATCAGCTTCAGCTTGCATTTTTTGAGCTTCTAATTGTACTTTTAGTTCTTCCATTTGAGCTTTACCTTGCATCAAAGCTTGTTCTTTTTGAAGCTCTACTTGAGCAGCGGCTTGAGCAGCTTGAGCGTTTGAATCAGACTGAGCTTTTATATTTTCCATTTGTAACTGTCTGTCTTTAAACTCTTTCTTTTTTCTTCTAATTTTTAAAAACTGATTAGCTAGCTTTATATTTTTAATATCACGTATATCTATAGCGTCTTCAAGTTCTATAGTCTTTTGTTGTAACGCCATTTGTATATTGTTTTCTAACAATTGTTTTTCTTCTTCATCAGGAGATAACTCTATAAATATACCAAAATCATACAAGTATAATTCACTCATTTCTTTTAGCGTGGCTACATTATGTGAGCCTAAAGCTTGAATAAAAGCATCGGCAGTTGGAGAGTATTCTAATACGTCAGATATTCTAAGTGATAAGCACTCTGCTGTTTCTGCTGTTAAAAATAAACCAGCTTGTAATATGTGTCTAGTAGCTGTATTAGAATTAGCTGCTGCTAATTTTTGTACACCTACTAAAGCATTTTTATCTGGCATGCTACCATCTCTAGCTTCGTTTAAACCAGTTACATCACGTATCATCTGTAGATAATAGTTGTAATTAGCTATTAAGCTTTGCATTTTAGCACCACCATTACCAGATCTTATTTCTTGTATAGGTACTTTACCAGGATTCATATCACCTTCAGAAGTAAAACTTCGTCCAATAACACTACCTGTTTGGAAAAACATATTTAAAGCTTCTTGTGGATTGTAGTTAGTACCATTACCTAAATCTATTTCAGCTAAACCGTCAGCATCTAAATAAACCCCGTCAGGTATCATACGTGCCATAACTTGCTGTAGCTTTAAATGTGTTAACTGTATCATATCAGCAAAACCTGTTATACGTCTTACTAAAGAGTCTATACGCCCTTCGTACATACGAGGAGCAACTATAGAATAATTCATTTTAACTTTAGTAAAATCACTTTTAGGTCGCATCATGTTTGTTGCCATGCCCCATTTTAAAAGTTTATTCGTACCAAGTATTAAAGCTCCTTCATATAAAGTTTCTATTGCTCTTAATAATCTTGAATATCCACCTTCTTTTTGTTCTGGTGGATTAAAATTATCATCTTTAGGTATTATTTTTTCTGCACCAGTACCTACTTCTTTTATTTTGTAAACTTCGTTCATGTAAGTTTTAAAATCAAAATACAACACTTGTACTGTGTTATTATCTTCTTTGTCTCTAGAATATCTAGTATTATAATTATTTCTATTATAATTTTTGTTATTCATTATATCTTCAAGATCGCTTTCTGTTAAGTGTGGAAATTGTTTAGCAAGTTCATTGACAGGTATATCTTTTACTTCACCAACATAATATATATCATCAAAATAAGGAGAGTCTGTGTAAGAATAAACAAGGTCGGCTGGATCTACATATTGTACAGTGGCTCCTTCTGAAGTAGTAAAGTTTGTCTTAACAGCACCAATACCTAAAACTGTTAAGTCACGATAAAAACGTTTTTTAGTTAATTCGTATTTACTACCTTCAAACAAAACTTTTAAAGCTTGTTCTTCAGCTATTTCTACTTCTTGTTTATATTTTAGTTGCATGTGTAGTAGCAACTCATCGTTTGTTTCAGGCAGTTCTTCTACGTCTGTTTCTCTAGTGTTTATACCAAACTCTGCTGCTACTGCAGAATCAAAATCACGAAGCTCCATATCTGTCATTAAAGACTCCATGTACTCAGTTCTTTTTTCCACACCAAACGGATCTTGAGAATATGCTTTTATATCATATGTTCTTT